TGGGGCTTCGAATGTGATTGGGGCACAGGTGTCTGTGGCGTTTCGTGGCACTACTTTTCAGTGCATTGTTGAGGGTGTCACTATTTCGGCTACGCCTGCTGGTTCGCGCTACACGTATTTCGTGTCGGGCGATGCTCTCAACGATTATCTGCTTTTGGATAATGCGGTGTTCGGCCGCCTTGATAACAACAGATTAGGATATTAACTATGGCAACCCCATTTCCATTTACCACATCACAAGTGCTTACAGCTGCACAAATGAACTCCATTGGTGCATATACAGCTTATACGCCCACTTTTAGTGGTTTTACTGTCGGCAATGGCACGGTAACTACCCGATGGACTCAAGTAAATAAATTAGTTCATTATTATGGGCGTGTTGTTTTAGGTTCAACTTCGGCTTTTACAGGCCCACTAGATATAACAGTTCCAATAGCCATAAATGCTGCATCCGCAGTGTTGGACACTATTGGAACTTGTGGCGCATATAACGGTGCAGCTCTTTTTTATGGCGCACCAATTAACTTGTTTAACACCAATATAAGGTGCACATTTTTTAACTCTGCTGGAACTTATGTAACGAATAGTGATACTTCTGCAACCGTTCCGTTCACTTGGGCAAATACAAATATATTCTTTTGGAATATAATTTACGAAAGCGCATAACCATGAAAAACACCTTGATTCTATTGGTCTTTTTGGCATCGCTTACCGCTTGCGCAGACCGTGAACGCCTCAACTGCCCACCCACCAAAAACAAAGCCCTACGCGAAGTAACCGAAACAATCTCAACAACCATTGCACCTGCCTATGGCACTGGAGGGAAGTGCGTATGAAACCAGACAACAGACACACAAACGAAGAAATAAAAGCACGACTTATTTTTGTCGTAGCCATCGGTTTAACACTTGCTTTTCTTGCTTCCATTTTGGCATTGCTATATGGCTTGTTATTTGTGACCCAGCCTCTCGAAGTCAGCCCCAATGATGATGCAGCATGGTCTGTACTGTCGCCAATGCTCGCCACCCTTACTGGTGGGCTCTTGGGGGTATTAGCAGGTAATGGTTTGAAGAATGGCCCTAAAGAGCCACCAGCACCATGACCGTTAGACCGTACCCGTACTACCCATCATGGGATGGCAAAGGCACACAACCAGTCACCGCAAAACTTGTAGAACTGTGCAAAGCACGCTGGGGTATGACATCACTAGGCACATACGCCAACCGCCCAATGCGGAACAACGCAGGACTCTCCGTACACGCAACCGGATATGCAGCTGATCTGAAATACAAAGACGAAGCCCAGGCACGTATTATCTGGGACTGGTTCCTAGCCAACAGCAAAGCCCTAGGACTATGCGAAATGCACTGGTACGCCTACGGCGAATACGGCGCTGGCTACCGCTGTAGTCGAGGCGAAGGCAAAGCTGGTGTCAAAATCTTCACAGCTGATGACAACGCAGGCTCATACCAGGGCTCGCCTAATTGGCTGCATATTGAAGTGGCCAAGCAAACGCCAGAACACTTCGAGCAACAATTCAGAGCGCTTAAATAGGATTCCTAGACACTGTTTGAGCAGTGCTAGGGCTAGGTGGTGGGTACTTTGTTTCCATTGGGTATCCACCACCGACTTTCTAAATTGTGTAAAGTAACCACCGCTACTCAAATAGCAGAAAGTCAGAGGAAACATGACATACACCGACCTACCACTATTCAGGGCAACAGACCCCGAAACCTCACGGCAAATTAGCCCGATACGGGTGGGAACCCATCGAGCGTTACTGTTGGAACAGTATTACTACGCAACTCTTGGCCTGACCGATGAGGAAGCAGGCGCTCGATCAGCGTTGGCTGGTCACGAAATAAAGGGCTACTGGAAGCGCTGCAGTGACTTGCGCACCATTGGACTAATTCAAGACTTAGGCATCCGTAGAGCGCTCCTGAGTGGCTCTCAGGGCATTGTGTGTGGCATCACCCAAAAGGGTATGGACATGGTGAGGGGTTGGGCATGAAAACCTACACCCACGAGCAAATGGTCATAGCCGTACTATTCGGCTGGTGCCTTTCCTGGGCTTATTTTAAGCTCGCTAACCGCTACTGGAATAAGTGATGATACCGACATGGGGCTATGTGGCTCTAAGGTCTAAAGATAAGAAAACCATGGTGCAGGTCTTTACAGACTTGTCCACAGGCCTGATTGTCTATACCCAAGTGTGCACACGTGCACAGTCTTGGCATTCATGGGGGCCGCCAACAGAAGTAGAGAGAGTTGATTAAGAAACTCATGGCACTAACGCTTATCCTCGCCCTATCCGCCCCAGCCCACGCAAGTGCAGCTGCTGACCCCTACGCCAAGTACAAAGGCGTACTGCCTGACGCTTACTACGATCAGTTAGCCCGGTGCGAAACTGGTGGCAACTGGCAACACAGCACAAAGTCCTACACCGGTGGCTTAGGTATTCACCGGCAGACTTTTCGCACCTGGTCTAATTACAACTCAGCTAAAGGGCTTAGCCCCATCGAGCAAGTCAAAGTCGCTGATGCCATTGCCTTTAAGTCGCACATCGAGCGCTCAGGCCGTAAGGTGTGGCGCGTTGGGCCGTGGGGCTGGGGCTGTCTTAAAGGGCAAAAACACCTACAAGCTTTCATCTGTCAATCCCGTCACAAGGATGTGCAAAGATGGAAACGCAACTGCTAAACAAAGGAAAACCAATGGAAACATCACTCGGCGAACTAATCGCCAAATTAACTAACCTCAGCCACAACCTGGCACTCGAATTGCGCTTTAAGGAATCAAGCCTCGTATTAGAAGCTGTTGGCGCGCTTCACGCAATACCGACACTGGCTGAAAAGGTGCGCGACTCTTGGCACCCATCACTGCATGATTCAGGCCCATCTAAAGGCTTTAACTATTTGAGCACAGTTAAGTTGGCAGAAGATGAGTGATGACCTACAAGAGTTAATGGGAAGGCGCATAATTACCCTTGCCATGAAAATGGCCTTGGACTTTGACACACAATACCCAAGAGAAGACCGCAGGTATTCAGAGTTAGTTCTAACAATGGTTCCTGCAGCTGCATTAATTGTGACGCGGGTTGGGATATGAGTGAATACACGCACAACGATGACATGGCAGACCTGCTGCACGAAAAAGACGTTGAGATTAGAGACCTTAAAAAGCAGGTTTCTAAGTTGCTTATGCACCTTGAGTATGTGCGCGCAGAAATCAGCCGTTTAGAAACAGAGCATTACCGTGGCCTTTAACCTTGACGATTACACACCAGTTTCAGAGCGCATAAAGCAGTTTTGGATTGACCACCCAAATGGCGCTATTCATTCAGAGCTGGTCTTTGACGATGGCACTCGATGCGTAGTTAAAACCACCTTGTGGCTAAACAAAGACGATGCCCAGCCAACCACTGTGGACTATGCAGAAGAGCTAATTTCTGATCGCGGAGTGAACGCCACGAGTAGGATTGAAAACTGCTGTACGTCATCGCAAGGCCGAAGTTTGGCAGCTGCAGGGTACCTAGGCGCAGACTGGTCAAAAAAGCCAAGCCGTGAGGAAATGCAGAAGGTTGTCAGGATGTCCGGCGACACACAGATTACAGAGAACAGCAATTTGGCAAGCGATAAACAGCAGAACATGATTCGTGCCGTGTGTAAGTCAATGGGCAAAGTACCGCCAGCCAATTTGCAGGCCATGACCAAACGCGAAGCAAGTGCCTACATTGACACGCTTAAAAGCGGTGAACAGCCAGCGCCACAGTACGACACCCCTGAAGAACCGTTCTAGTGGCTGATGTACTAACCCTGCTCATTATGTGCGTATCTCTGTTCATGTGTGGCTATCTGCTAGGCAAAGAACAATGACACCAATTAGCGAAGCGTCATTCCTGCAACAAGTAAAAGCGCTGGCTTACATTCACGGCTGGGATTGTCACCACGCACAGCCAAGCATGACACGCACCGGGCGATACATCACCACAGGCGCTGCGGGCTTCCCAGACCTAGTACTAGCCCACAAAATTAAAGGCCTTATCTTTGCTGAGTTAAAGACAGCTAAAGGCAAGACTTCGATAGCCCAGGAGCATTGGCTCACCATATTGCACCCACACGCAGAGTGCTACATCTGGCGACCTGAGGACTTAGTAGCAATAGAACAGCGCTTAGCATCATGCTGATCGTGGCATGGTATGTCCTGCTACTGTCGCTGGGCATCGCCATCATTCAAGGCTTACGCAAGTAGTTCTACACAACTAAATACAACCAAGGGCCACGTAGGGGATTGAACTCTGCTGGTATGCACACTGTGGAAGCAGGGTAGTGCAGTGCGCCCAGCCTCATGTGATGACTTAAGTGAAGTGATGCTGGTATAAGCCACTGTTCAGAGTTCCCTAACTACATAAAAGGCGATTGGTGTCCACCCTAAACAGTCCGGCAGCCAACAGCACACAGCTGTGAAATGTGGGGGGCACAAACACCCGAGACCAGCACACACACGAAAGCAACCGCA